CCCCAAAGGAGAAACAACATGGAACTATCGTTAATTAGAAGTTTAATGGACAAACCATTCTATGATGAACATAGAGGTGCTAAGTGTCCTGATAGATTGTTTAGTAAAGATGTTAGAAAGATAAAACAATCTATTGACAAAGCAATGTCAACATATGAAAGAACAGTAACACCTGATGAGATTGAAGCCTTGTTTATATCAAGTAATCCATCAATGACTACTGCACAGAAACAAGCCTACTTGGATTTGTTTAACAGAATAAAAAAGGAGAAGCCACTTGGAGAAGACGTTGCACAAGAAGTATTGTCTAAGTTATTTCAGCAAGTTGTTGGCGAAGACATTGCTAATATCGGCTTTGATTATGTTAATGGTAATCAATCCTCTCTTGAACCCATTAGAAATATTCTTGAATTATATGGAGATGATTTTACACCAAATCTTAACATAGAATGGGATGACATGAGTTTGGAAACTTTAATATCCAAGAATAGCTTGGAAGCTAAGTGGACATTCAACATACCTGCCTTGACTAGAAAAGTAGAGGGAGTTTCTGCAGGACATTTGATTGAAGTAGGTGCTAGACCAAACACAGGTAAGACATCCTTTCATGCATCACTTGTTGCTAGTACAGGTGGCTTTGCACATCAAGGTGCTAAGTGTGTTGTGTTATGTAACGAAGAATCAGCACATAGAGTTGGTGCAAGATATCTTACATCAGCAACAGGCATGACAATGCATGACATAAAAAAGAACCCTGAGAAAGCTAGAGATATATATGAAACAGTTAAGAAGAATATATTTATCAAAGATGCATCAGGTCGTGATATGGCATGGGTTGAGAGTGTTTGCAAATCATATAAGCCTGACATAGTGATACTTGATATGGGAGATAAGTTTGCAAGGTCAGGTGGGTTTGCTAGACCTGATGAAGCTCTAAAAGCTAATGCCATTCATGCTAGGCAGATAGCTAAGATACACGAGTGTGCAATATTCTATATGTCGCAACTGTCAGCAGAAGCAGAGGGTAAGGTATACTTGAATCAGGCTATGATGGAAGGCAGTAGAACAGGAAAAGCAGCCGAAGCAGATTTGATGCTTTTGATAGCAAAAGATGCAGTTAAAAATCCTGATAATGAAGAAGAAAGTCCTGCAAGACACTTGAATGTTGTGAAGAATAAATTGTCAGGTTGGCATGGTGTTGAACATTGTGAATTAGATTATTTAACTGCTAGGTATTTATAGTATGGTTCAAGGAGAACTATTTAAGAAAACAAATTTATTTGATTCGAGTAAAGGCACTAAAAAGTGTAGTAAATGTTCTCTTGATTTACCATTAAATGCTTTCTCATCTTGTCATGGCGGAACTTATTTAAGACCTGAGTGTAAGAAATGTATGAGAGATATATCAAAGTCTAGGGAAGACATGAGGAGAGTTCATGGTATGCCTGATGAGGATACTTACATCTGTCCTATATGTTTAGGTAACTCTGAAGAGGTGGGAGATTTACAAAATAGAACTGCTTGGGTGTTAGACCATTGTCATGTTACTAATAAGTTTAGAGGTTGGCTCTGTCATAAATGTAATAGAGCATTAGGTAATTTTAACGACAATGTTGACATTTTAAAAAGAGCAATTAAATATTTAACAAAAAAGGATAAGAATGAAACTAACACTTGATGTGGAAAACACAGTCACAAAGAGAGATGGCAAGATGCATCTTGACCCATTTGAAGCTGATAATAAGTTAGTCATGGTGGGTTGTCTTGAAGACAATGGAACAAGACATTTGTTTAACATGGATAGCGAAGAGAATAACTTTGATGCTATACAATCTTTGTTAGACAGGGCAACTATACTCATAGGACATAACTTTGTTTATGACTTAATGTGGTTGTGGGAATCAGGATTTAAATATGATGGTGCAATATTCTGCACAATGCTGACAGAGTATGTGTTGCAAAGAGGTGTCAAAGAACCATTACATCTCAAAGATTGTGCAAACAGATATGACTTACCTACTAAAAAGCAAGATACATTGAAAGATTACTTTGCAAAAGGATATGCAACTGATGAAATACCAAGAGATGAATTAACAGAATACCTGATAGCAGACTTGGAAGCCACACAACAACTTAGTCAAAGACAATATATGAGATTAAATAGTTTGGAAGATGCAGGTTTGATGGAAACTGTTATACTAACAAACAGAGTAGCAGTTGCATTGGCTAAGATATATAAAAGAGGATTCAAGGTTGATGTTGATACATTAGAAAAAGTTAAGAATGAGTTTGAGAATGAAAAGATTGCCATAGAGAATAGGTTAAAGGAACAAGTTATACAACTAATGGGAGATACACCTATTAATTTAAGTAGTCCTGAACAAATGTCATGGGTTATTTATAGTAGAAAGCCAAAAGACAAGGTTATGTGGGCAAATTCTTTTACACCATATATGCCTGATAAAGATTACAAACAAACAGTCAAAGATAATTCAGACATAGTATACAAAACAAAGGCAGAGAGATGTCAAACCTGTCTTGGCACAGGAAAAATAAGAAAGGTTAGGAAGAATGGTGTACCTTATGCTAACACTAATAATTGCAATGATTGTAACTCTAATGGATATCACTTTCAACGTACCTCTGCAGTAGCAGGACTAAAATTTACACCACCAAATGCAAAATGGATAAGTGCAAATGGTTTTACTGTCAATAAAACTAATTTAGTTATACTACAGAACATAGCTAAGAGTAAAAATCTTACAAATGCACAAAACTTTTTAGAAGATTTACAGAGATTGTCAGCATTAGAAACATACTTATCATCTTTTGTTGAGGGAATAGCAACACACCTAAAATCTGATGGTAAATTACACGTTAGATTGTTGCAACATAGAACTGCAACAGGCAGATTTAGTGGTGCTGACCCTAATATGCAGAATATGCCTAGAGGTGGCACGTTTCCTGTTAAAAAAGTGTTTGTTTCTCGTTGGGAAGGTGGACAAATATTAGAAGCTGACTTTGCACAGTTAGAATTTAGAGTGTCAGCATTCTTATCTCAAGATAAAACTGCAATGAAGGAGATTGAAGATGGATTTGATGTGCATAGTTATACTGCTAGTGTTATTAGTGATGCAGGGGAGAAAATATCTCGCCAAGAAGCGAAAGCACACACGTTTGCACCCTTGTACGGAGCAACAGGATTTGGGAGAACGACTGCTCAAGCTACATATTATAAACAGTTCAATGAAAAGTACAAAGGAATCGCATTATGGCATTCCAAATTGGCTAAAGAGGCTATAGCCACAGGTAAAATAGCAACACCATCAGGCAGAGAGTTTGCATTCCCTGATGTAAGGAAAAATGCATATGGTAAAGTGTCTCATTTTACACAGATAAAAAATTATCCTGTGCAAAGTTTTGCTACTGCTGATATCGTGCCTTTAATATTGCTAGAGATAGATAAGCAGTTATATAACTTAGAGTCTTGTATTGTAAATACTGTGCATGATTCAATAGTTATTGATGTTCATCCAAATGAAACAGACACAGTGCTATTTATTATTAAGAGCATCAATGAGATTATAACAGATTTAGTCAGTCAATATTTTAAGATTGATTTTAATGTGCCATTGTTATTAGAAGCAAAAATAGGTGATAATTGGCTTGACACAAAAGACGTTTTGTGATATAACAATACAACTTTAGAGGAGAAAAAACTAGATGGTAAACGAAGTAACAACTATTGATACCAATAACTATGCAGTGATGGCTAAAGCTATGGGTATGTCAGGAGAATCATCATCATCAGATGACAAACCAAAGACATTACCTAGATTTAGAATCAACCATAGTCCTATTATTGGTTCAGACAAAGTATTAGTAAAGGGTGGTACATATAAGTTAGAGATACCTGATGATACTACACTTTATGGAACGTCAGCTACAATAAGACCTTTTATACAAAGATTTATGTACAAAAGGTTTGTAAAGAATATGTCTGCAAAGGCAGGAGAGCCTTTGGGGGTGTATCATAAAACCATAATGTCAGACAACTTGAATGTTGATTTAAAAGACAATCAGGGGAAGTTTAATTGTGGTAAGCCTACAGGTTATATTAAAGACTTTAAGGCATTGCCTGTGGAAACACAGGATGTTATCAGACAAATCAAAAGAGTTCGTGTTATATTTGGCACAGTAGATTTAGTTGGCTCTGTTGATGAAAGTGGTAACAAAATGGACAAGGGAACTATTCCTTTTATTTGGGAGATAGACAATAGAGATGCTTTTAAAACTATGGGAGAGCCATTTAAAAAGTTTTCTCAAGTGAAAAGACTGCCTGTAGAGCATTCTATTTCTTTAAATACTGAAGAGAGGAAACTTCCTAATGGTAATTCTTTTTACTTACCTACATACACTCTTGATTTACAAGATAAAATAGAAGTATCTAAAGATGACCAAGATACTTTTATTAACTTTATGTCTTGGATAGATAATTATAACACTTATATATTTAATGAGTGGGATATGAAAACTAAAAAAGATATAAGTGACTCTGATAAAAATGTCGTTGATAATTTTATTGATGTTACAGAGGAAGATGTAGCTTAGTGAAAAGCAATAATCCATTTGCAGTTCACAATATAAATTATCTGTCACCTAGTAGTATAAATACTTTTGTGGCAGATAAGCCTTTGTGGATGATGCGATATCTTTTTGGTGTCAAATCCCCTAGTGGAGCAGGTGCAGTAAGAGGTATCGCAGAAGAGTATGCTTTAGCTGAAAAGTATGATAAAGGTTTTTTTGATTTCAAAGCTCTTGACACTAAGTTTGTAGCCTTGTGTTGTGAATCAGGTGTTGATTTGAATGATGGCAAAACCTTAAAAGAAAAGGATGCTCTTAAAGGTTTTGGCACTGTCCTTGACGATAACTTTAAGTATGAAAATCTTGAAACTTATCAAGAGAAAGTTGAAGTTAAAGTTGAGGACTTGCCTGTGCCTGTCATTGGATATGTTGACTTCTTGTTTAAAGACAAGATAGTTGATTTAAAGACTACAAACAGGATGCCATCCAACCCTACTGAAGCACAGAAAAGGCAGATGGCTTTGTATTCTATGGCATATCCTAAGAAAAGTGTAGACCTGTTCTTTGCTAGTTCAAAGCAACATAAGGTATTTACACTTAGTAATTTAACTAAGTATAAAAAGCAAATAAAAAATCTTGCTTTTACAATACAAAGATTCTTGTCTCTTAGTGATGACAAGCATGAGTTAGCTTCTTTTGAATACCCTAACTTTGATAAGTGGGAATGGTCAGATGCCATGAAGAAAGAGGCTAAAAAAATATGGAGTATATAGTGGATAAAAAAATAGAGGATTTAAAATTAGAGATAGAGCAAATGGAGAAGCAGTTAGCTGAAGCCAAGAAAGCCTATCGTGAAATGAGAACAAAGGGTTTGAGAGATGCTATGGAAGCTAAGAAGTTAGCAGACGAAGCAGTAAAAGAAGAGATGAAAGCTCTTGGATATCCTGCAACTGCCACACATTTTAATTGGTATTGGAGAGACCTAACTTAGTGTTTGGCAGAGCACAACTAGAAAAGGGATACAGGGGTAGTTTAGAACATAGTATAGTAAAAGACTTAAAGAAAAGAAGAGCAAAGTTTGAATACGAAACTCTAAAAATAAGGTGGGAAGAGATAATGTATCGTTCCTACACCCCTGATTTCATTTTAAGAAACGGAATAATCATAGAAGCTAAAGGCAGGTTTCTACCTAGAGAAAGAGTTAGGGCAATAGCTATCAAAAAGCAATTCCCTGAGTTAGATATTAGATTTGTTTTTAGCAATAGCAATTCAAAAATATACAAAGGTAGTAAGACAACTCTTGCTGATTGGTGCAACGAGCATGGTTTTATGTTTAGCGACAAAACTATACCTATTAGTTGGGTAAGAGAAAAGGGTAAAAAGAAACATCCTGCAATAATAGATATTAGAGATAAAAGAAAAAATGCAAAAATTTGATAATATAAATCCTGAAGATTTTCTTATACAAGTAAAGCCTATGCTAAATCCTGCTAAAAGATGGACAGGAGAGGTTGATGTTTCTGTTGTATCATCAAAAGAAAATCCTTTGAATGACGAAGATTATTATGGTGTGTTAGAATTTTGTAGAATAATATGTGCAAGTATTCCCATGATGGAAAAGGATGCAAGTTTAAGAACAAAGGCAGTTGATTACCTAAAGCAACAAGATGAAATAGAAATGCAAAAAGAAAAGCCAAAGATAATTGACAAGCACGATAATGTTATAGTAGTATCATTTGATAGGAAAGATAAATAATGTTAAGGCATATGGAGTACATGAGGATGAAAGAAAAACAAGCTATGGAACAGTCAGATAACAAAGAGTTAGAGGACATGGTTAATCATCCACCACACTACAATAAAGCAGGAATAGAATGTATTGATGCAATCAAAGCTATGACAGATGATGGCTTTGAATATTATTTGCAAGGCAATATAATGAAATACCTTTGGAGATACAGGTATAAGAATGGTGTTGAAGATTTAAATAAAGCACAATGGTATCTCAAAAAACTAATAGACATAGTAGAAAATGATAAAAGTAAAAATGATGTTGACATTGGATGTTGACGAAGAAGAGTATCCTGTTCCCTCTGACGGAGATGTAAGAGAAGACTTTGAGGAATATGTTATGGAGTTGTTTTACGACATAGATGGAGTTAAAGTGAAACAAGTTAAAGTATTAATGGAGACCTAAATGAGAAACTATTTACCAACAGACTATCAAAATTTTATTGCATTATCTCGTTATGCAAGATGGAAAGAAGATGAACAAAGAAGAGAAACATGGGTAGAGACTGTGGATAGATACTTTGACTATATGGATGACCATCTACAAAAGAATCATAATTATACTATTACAAAAGCACTTAAAGAAAAGTTATCTACTACTATCATGTCTTTAGGCATCATGCCAAGCATGAGGGCATTGATGACATCAGGAGTGGCATTAGACAGATGTCATGTTGCAGGGTATAACTGTAGTTATATACCTGTAGATAGTCCACGTAGCTTTGATGAATGTATGTATATACTTATGTGTGGCACAGGTGTTGGCTTCTCTGTTG